CCCTTCCAGTTCGCTGGCCTGGTGTCCACTATCCAGCAGACCATCGAGACCAACGAGATCACTCTGCCGGATACCACCACCCCGCAGGGTGGTGAGTACGATGCCGTTTCGCGCATCACTTCGGTCGGGTTGTCGATCAACTTCCGAGAACTCAAGACCAGCATCCTGGCTGCCTTGGTGTGGGGGGACGCCACCAACGTTCCTTCTGCCACCCATACCGATGAAGCGCACACCGCCGTTCCGGGAGGCACGATCGCGCTCGACTTCATGCCGCTGGAGATCACCAGCGTGAAGAGCGATGACGGCACTACGACCTACGAAGAGTTCGACGACTGGAACATGACCGGCGCCGGCATCGAAATCGTTGAAGGGGGGGCGATCTCTGTGGCCACGCCGATCAAGGTGACTTACAAGTCCGCCACCGTTGATGTGATCGAAGCGCTGACCAACAGCGGCAAGACGTTCGAATGCCTCTTCGAGGGTGAGAACGCAGCCGGTACCCAGCGCCGTATCCAGGCGCGCTATTTCCGGTGCCGCCTGAACCCGTCAAGCCAGCAGGATTGGATCAACACCGAAGACTTCCTGGCCGCCGAGGCCTCTGCCAAGGTGCTGATGGACCCGACCAAGGTCGGCGCTGGAAAATCGAAGTACTTCAACATCAAGAAGGAACTGGCGACGGTGTGACGCCATTCATGCCCGGCAGGGACGCCGGGCGAGCAATCCCTGACTCCGATCTGACATTTGGGCTATCAAAACCCAACTAGGCCCTGGGTTTTGGTGTTGGCGCGGCGGTGCTAGAGTGTGAAGCAGTTCCTATGGAGAGTCGCTATGAAACGGATTTTCCCCGTTCTCGCTTTGCTTCTTGCGGTCAGTTCTGTCCATGCGGCGACGGTCTTCAAGTGTGTCGGCCCTGACGGAAAAGTCACTTTTACCCAGCAGAATTGCCCAGAAAACCAATCCCTGGACGATGTGGTCTCCGCCACCAACCAGCGTCCAAGCGGGTCAGGTGCTTCGGCTGTCATGGCTAAGCCCAAGCAGCCATCAGGCCGTACCTATAGAGGTAGCCATCAGGGCGGCAGCGGAGTGACCGTCGTCGGTGGTTCGTCGCCAAGCCCTACGTGTTCCACAGGGTTGTCTGAGCGTGACCTTCGCAAGGCCAAGGTCCAGGGCAAGGTCGTCCCTGGAATGTCCAGGGAGGATGTGGAAAGCATCTACGGGAAGGTGAACCGCAACGGCAGTACCGCCGGCGCGGGTGCTGTCACCTACTGGAATGACAAGTATGTTGACCAGACTACGGTTTCTTTTGACCGAGATGGATGTGTGCGAGGCTCCTATCAGTCGGGCCATAAGAACTGACCCCAAAATTCTAACCAGCCCCGCTTCGGCGGGGTTTGTGCTTTCTGGAGGATTGAAATGTCCGAGATGACCGCAAGCAAGGTTGTGAAAGTTGGCGAGGTGGAAGTGATCGTCCGCGAACTGAGTGTTTCGGATGTTCGGAAGCTAATGCAGGAGGTCAGTGATCAAGACCTCGTCAGCAATGTCCTCTTCGAAGATATCAGGCTGTCCGATCTTTGCCTGATGACATCGGTTACGGAGAGCCAAATTAACGATCTCCGGCCGAGCCAACTCGCCAAGTTGCTGGATGCATGCAAAGAGGTGAACCCGCATTTTTTCGGAATGCTGGGCCGTCTCTCGAAACTCCGCGACAAGCCATAAGGAGTTTGGAGCGCGCCATCTGCGTTCTGGTGAGGCTTGGGCATCACCACGTCCTTGAATATCCCTGGTCGCTGTTCTTGACCGCGTTGAAGGCTGAATGAAATGGCTGACGTAAAGATCCGGCTGACCGCTGACCTCGATGATGCGCTGCGCGAGGTGTCAGGCTTCCGCAAGGAATATGCCGAACTGGTCAGGCAGGTCGCGCAACCTCTCAAGCGTTTAAACGATTTCACTGCTCTCGAAAGCACCCTCGAGGACACGCAACGCCAGGCGCGCTCGGCGCGCGATCAGATCCGCACGCTCGGCAACGAGCTGGCATCGACGATCAGGCCAAGTCGCGAATTGCAGCAGGCTTACCGGGACTCCATTTCGGACCTGCGAAGCCTGGAGCGGGCAGAGACCGTCCAGGTAGCCAAGCTCGGAGCGATGCGCCGGGAGTTGAAGCAGGCCGGGCTGGATACGAGGAGCCTGACATCCGAACGGCAGCGGCTCCAGCGGGAGTTGGATCGAAACCTCCAGGCGGGCCGGAATGATGCGGCCACCACCAGCCTCCGGCAACAGGCCGCAGCGATCAAACAGAGCGCGATAGAGCAGCGCCGCTTCAACTTGGAGCAAGCGCGTAGCACCCTGGGAGTCGCCAGGGTGCGCGAACTGCAGGCTGCTATCGGGCAGTTGAACCAGCAATATCGCTTGCTTCGGTCGAGCGGAACGCTGTCCACAAGGGAGCTTGCCGTTGCGCAGCGGGCGCTCAAGAAGCAGATCGCGGAGACCAAGAGCGAACTCAACTCGCTTGGTGCCGGCTCGCGGCTGTCGAGCATCGGCTCTCTCCGCGGGAGCGGCCCGGCACTGGCGGTTGCAGGTCTCGCCGCCGCGGTAGGCGCTGCAACGGCGAAGCTAGCGAACGGGGCCGACACTGTTGGCCGGCTTGATTCTAGGCTTCGCCTGGCAACCCGCTCGCAGGAAGAGTTCAACACCGCGCAGATCGAACTCGACCGTATCGCTGATGATGTCCAGGGCGATGTCGGCGACCTCATCGGCCTTTATTCGCGGTTGCAGCGCCCGCTTCGGGATGCGGGCATGGATCAGCGAGCCGCCCTCGAAACCGTAGAGGCGGTGTCGCTCGGCCTGAAAATCGGTGGGGCATCTGCCGAGGAGTCGGCCTCGGTCATTACCCAGTTCTCCCAGGCCATCGCCAGTGGTGTCCTGCGGGGCGAAGAGTTCAATACCGTTCTGGAGTCCTCGGATCGCATTGCTGGCGCCCTGGCGGACTCCTTCGGAGTGACTGTCGGCCGGCTTCGCGAGATGGCTGCCGCCGGTGAACTGACCTCGGAGCAGATCGTTATCGCGCTGCGGAAGGAGTTGCCGAAGCTCCGCGAGGAGATGGCGTCGTTTGCCCCGGAGATTGGTGCAGGGCTGAACCGGATATTTTCCGAAACCCAGAAATATTGGGGACGCAGAGCGAAGAATACAGGCATCGTCGATTGGGTTGCGAACCAGTTGAACGATGTTGCCAAGTCGATCAACACGGCGACTACGCTGGTGAAAAAGGGCGAGGGCAGCCTCACAGCCACCCTCGCCGCCGAGAAGGCGCGTCAAGAGCAGATCGTGAAGCGCCAGAACGATGCCCTGAAGCGGGCTCGGGAACAGAACGTCGCTGATCTCCAGTCTGAGGTTGTTCGGACCAGGGCCCTCCTTGAACAGTCCACCAAGAACCTCAACGACGCGCTTTCGCGCCAGGCAGATGTCCGTAAGGAGTTTGCCGACCTGGTGAAGGGTATCCAGGCGACGCCCGCCTCCGGAACGCAGACCTTCGGTGATGCCACTGCGGCCCAGGCATCGGCTCGCAACGCGCTGACCGCCGGCAACAACCAAAAGGCGATCGAGGAGGCGCGCCGCGCGCTGCAGATCCTTCAGCAACTGAAGGACGCTGGCGCGAACAGCTACGGCTTCGAAGGCGTGGCCAAGGAGGTGGAGCGAATCGCCAACAAGGCCGCAGAGGTAGAGGCTGGTAATGCCAAGGCTGCGGATGATGTCAACCGCCTGAACCTGGCCGACCTCGAGGAGCGCATCAAGGCTGTGCAAAACGTCGAGGTGTCGTTCGGAATGGACTTCGAAAGCGCGGAGACCTTGAAGCAACAGGTCGCCGACATCGCCGCCGGCCTGGCTGAGCAACTCGTGATACCTATCACGCTGGTTCCGCCTCCGGAGATGGGCTTGCCTGGCGTGCCCAGCATCACCCCCAAGATACCCGGGTTTGCCACTGGTACGCAGAGCGCTCCCCCTGGTATGGCTTGGGTTGGGGAGCGTGGGCCGGAGTTGATGATGATGCGGGGAGGAGAGCGCATCTTCAACGCGGTGCAGTCGCTGCAGATGTCGCAGAGGTATCAACGAACTCTCCCCGAGATACCCGAGATTCCGACCGCGGCGCTTCAGCAGGCGAATCCGCTGGCAGCCATGCAAAACCTGGGATCGCTGACCCTCAACCTAGGTGGAGACGATGCCGGTTTCACCGTTTTCGGGACACACGACACGCTCCGAGATATACGCAAGGCCGCCTCGAAGTTCGGGCGGACGCGCCCAAAATGACCAAGCCCGCCTCGCGCGGGCTTTTTTATGGAGTTGGGAATGATCATTCCGAACGTGATGCTTGGGGGCGTACCGATCGTGATACACGGCGGCGCCCCGCAGTGTCAGTACCAGGCTGTAGATGGCGGCGTCGAGCGATTGAGGCTCAGCGGAGGTGCGGCAGTACAGATGACGCACTGGCGCAAGACGGCAATCACCATCAGCGGTTCAGGATGGATCGGCACGGGGATGCTTGGACTCGACTTCGACAACCCGTTGGAGCTGCGATGCAATGCGTCGCTTGGCATTTCCGGTCGTACTGCCGCCGACCGAGTATTCACAATCCCTGGAGAGGTTCGCCCCGATGCCAGTCCGTGGGGGCTGGCGCTGGTCGGCCGTGAGTGGGTCAGAACGGACGTGTCGTCCGCCGGCCAGGTGGTAACCGTGTCGGAGATCCCAGGCGCGCAACTCTACCGCGTCGAGTGGTGGCCGCTGTTCCACGTCTTCGCGTCGGTCCCTCCTGAAGCGCTTGATTCTTCGAACAACAGCCGGACCTGGCAAATTGTCGCTGAGGAAATCTGATGCTCAACGGTGGACCGCTCAATAGCGCTGAGCTGAACTCGGCCGCTCAATCCGTTGTGCCTGGTCCTGAGCCGATCATTCCAGGCTACGCTTTCACCTGGCGAGCAATCGTGCGTGTTGGCGATGACGACGTTACA